ATTTTTCTCCATAAGCAGAAAAAACACTAGACTTGTATTCGGGACTGCCTTGGACAGCTAAATCAAAAGCACGACCAATGGCGGCTTGTTTAGCAATGCTCGACTGACGACCAGCAAAACCTGTCTCACCCTTCAACAAAGACGCGTCTAACGGCTGACCATTAACAGCCACAGATATGTCGTCGCCAACTTTTCTTGCTGAGTTTAGTTCTGGGCTTTGGACGATGAAGTCGCTTTCCGCTTTCGACAGTGGCTCATTTCCCTTAGTCGCTGCATCACCACCTCTTGCTGCGGCGACAGTTTTCTTCGCCTCGGCTGGGTCTGCGAGGCTTGATCTAACTGTGAGATAGGTTCCGTCGTCTTTAACGGTAAACACCGGCTCTTTGCCATCGGCTTTAATCCTTTGTATAGCGCTGGACAGTCGCAACCTGCGACGCCTCAGCGGCACCGGCATCATCTCCCTTAGCGACAAGGTCAGCAGCCTCGTCGCGCAAACTCCTAGCATCTCGCGCAGCCTTAATAAGGCTAGAAACATTGGTATTCATGCTGGCAAGAGCCTTTGCTCCGCCAAACGGGGCAGCAACGCCGCCAGTGATACGTCCGGCAGTCTCGGCAAGCGAGCCGGTGGGCCGCTGATAATCAAACAGCCCCGTCGCCTCACCAAGGTCAGCGTATTTATCGATCAGATACTCAGAGCCAAGAAAGGGCCGCTCCGAGCCAAGCACGTTCTGAGCGCCGTACAGGGTGTCAATGCCCTGCAAGCCCATATTCATCAAATCAACCGGCGCACCAAGCAAATCAAAGGGCGAATACTGCAACCCGCGCCCGAAATCGCCCAAGGGCGAAACATCCATCGGCTCGGCCAAAAGCCCCTGCTGGGCATACCCGGCAAACTGATCATTAACGGCCATCACACTACCCAGTTCGTTTTCGGCTTGACTACGCGGCTGCTATTGTAACCCCTTGAGTAGCCTCCGGCAACCGCACCTTGCCCCGCGAACGTCAGCACGAACGCATCCGCCGTGTCGGGCGAGCGCTGGCCGCGCTTCTTCATCTCGTCCTTGCTCTCAATCTTCAGCTTGCCGCTGCTCAAATACTTGTACCTGATCCCCGTCAACTCCGCGATCAGCGTGTCGTCCTCCGGCATGTGGCAGTCACGCGCCTCAAACCACTCGCGCGCACTCCAAAACAATTCATCGCGCAGGCGATTGAAGCGATCCTTCAGGGACGCAGTCTCGCTGACCGCCACCGCAACCGCTGGCAAATCCAACTCGCGCAGCCGGTCGGCGAGACCGGCTCCCAGCCCGATTGCGTCAATGTAAATCGCCTGCGGGCGCATGCTGTACGGCACGGCGTCATGCTCCGCCAAAACAATGCCCGCCAACTCCATCAAGTCCTTATTCTGCCACGTTTTAATCGGCTCAACCAAGACATTGCCTTGACGTTTCGCCAGCGCCGATCGATCCGATCCGAAGCGCGCCACGTCCAACCCCCAGACCACGGGGGTGGTGGGGCCAGCCTCCACGTCGCGCCTCGTCGCGTCCTCCACCAAATGCAGCGGCAGCAGCACGTCGTCAGACTGCGTCGGAAACTCGCCCAGCACGCGCACGCGGAACACATTGCTCGCCTCGCCGTACTTCTCGGCCATATCGCCAATAAACTTGGGGTCCACATACTCGCCGTCCTCGCACGACACAGTGATGCAGTGCCACTTCTCGCGGTCCGCGTGAAACGCGTCGTAAAAATACCCGTCGGAGCGGGTCGGGTTACCGCACATGATAATCTTCGCGCCGGGGGTGGACAGCGCGCCCGACGCAGTCTCGAAAATTACGTTCGGCACGCCCGACGCCTCCTCGACCACAAACAGCATGTGCGGCGAGTGGAAGCCCGCCAAACTCTCCGGGTTCTCGCGGCGGCTGGTTCGCGCGACGGCGAAGCTGTCCGGCGCACCCTTGAGCGCGATCTTGTCTGACTTAAATTCGAGCAAATCCTTGAACGCCTTCGGCATATTGCGCGCCCAGCGGTCGATCTCGGTCCACAGGACGTCACTTAGCTGGTGCGCGCTGTTGGCCGTGACAGCGACCTTGCAGGGGTAGTGGGTCAGGAGCCACCACAACGTCACCCACGCCTCAAAGGCCGTCTTCCCGACGCCGTGACCGGATTTGATCGCGACCTTGTCGTGCGACGCAATCGCGTCGAGTGCCTCGCCCTGCCAGCGCTGCGGCGTCGCGCCAAGGACGGAGCGCACGAAAAAGCGCGGGTCGTCGCGGAACTGCGCGATCATCGCCACAAGGTCATTTTTTTCGGCGGCGGATGGGGTCATTGCGGTTACTCCGAAAGCGGGGGTGGGGGTGGTAGGGGTATATATATTTACACCCGCCCCGCCGCGTGTGCGAGACGGGGGGGGTCAACCGAAATCTGGTTAATTCCTGTATAAATGTCGCATAACGTTCATTATGGAAGATTGCGGTTGAATGATTTCAATGACTTAGCGATTGTCCCCTTATGGCCTTATATTATGTCGCTATCAGGACACTCATTCTGAGCGTTCTGACTGCGCGCGCGTAGTGATTTCGGTTGTGTGTGTCTCTCCCTCTTCATGCTCTATCGCCTCAGCCCGACGCATCTCTAAGCTGTCATTGATCTGCTGTAACGCCTGAAGGTATTCGCCGCCCGGAGAAGCCGTCACATCGATCTGCTGCTTGTCGCCGTACACCTTTGGCGTCATGCGTGCTGATCGCCACTTGATGTTGTCTGACAGCGTCCTGTGCGCGCTTTCTGTGATCATCCCTGCCAGCAGCTTCTTGTCCAGATCGTCGAGCATGTCGGCGTACACCATACCGCGAGACGACAGCGCTGTGCGATAGCGCTGCTCGAAGTCAGGATCAGACGTGATCTTGCGCCACACTGTCGTCCAGCCCGGCATGTCATCGTCCTTGCAGACATTGATACCGGCACGTCCTTCTGTGACCCGCTCCAGAAAAATATCGAACAGCTTCTCTGGCGTCTTAGGATATGCCATCAGTCGTCCTCCAGTGTCAGCACATAGCTGACGTCCTCGTCTATCTCCAGCAGCGGCTTGCGACAGGCGCTGCACACTATCGTCTGCGTCTCTTCGTAGACCCTGCCGCGCGTCTGCATACCGCACCAGTCACAGTCGACGTAATTGCGGAAGAAGCGCACATAGTCACGCTCCTGCGCCTCAAGGTCCACGACATCAGCCATCCGTTGCTATCTCCGCCCCACATGCGCCGTAGCCGCATATGTCGACCCAGCTATCCTCATGCGAAGGCGTCTCCATCAGGCGTGCCACCTTCAGGCACGTCATTGCAAGCACAACCTGCTCCGGTGTAACCCGCTGATCGAACACAACCGACCACAGCGCCGCTATCCGCTCGTGGTTCTCCCGCACGCTTCCATAATTCTCGCCACGAGCCTCCACGGCGTGTATAGCCGCGTCCAGTGCGTCTAACTTGTCCATCCTCACTTCTCCCTATCACAAGGCCGCAGCACCTGCACTGCGAGCCGCCTGCGTGTTTAACCAACGTATCCGACTGGCACTTCGGGCAGCAGCCCTGTGCCAGCCACTTCGCGAATAATCCGTCGCCCTTATCTAACATACCGCCTCACCACCTTTGTGCTGCTTTCGGGCGCAGGCTCTTCCCACTTGGCCCGACACTCCGCCAGCGGTTCGCTGACACCATCGTGCGCTGCGGGATACACCTCGACGCGCACGCCATCCTTTACACGCATGATGTGAACCGTGAGCGTATGCACATCGATCCACGCATGACCGCCGAGCAGCTGGTACTCTTGGTCTGTGTAAATTATGTTCAAATCCTTTACCGTCATTAGAAGGGTATCTCATCATCTAACGACGCCACAACCTGCGCTGGCGTCTTTGGTTTGATGCTTTCGATTGTAGCACCCTCGAACAGCGACTTCACCTTTTTCGTCACCTCACCCGCCTTGCCGTCTTCAAACGCCTCCACGATGGCCGCAACCTCGCTCATCGCATAGACCCGGTCGACCCTGCCGCTGTCCCTGATCTTCGCGATCTCCGCCTTGTCCCGGCACACCGCAATGACAGCGCCCGACGGCGTCGTCTCTTCCCACACCTCACCGCTGACGGGTTCGGCCCCCAACTCTATCGCCCGACGCTCCAGAGCCTCGACGCCGCGTATCGTGCTGGCGACCGCATCCTCAACCTCGACGCCGCTGCCTTTTTCAATCGCGCGGTTAAGCACATCCATCTGCGCCCAGAACCGATCCCGCAATTCCGCCTCAACCAGCAGCGGCAGTCGGTCGATGCCCCAATGCACCTCGCGCGCCCTCACCGCCGCATCATACGTCGCAAGCGCAGCCTGACACTTATCAGCGTCTCGCTCACTCGGATAGAACCGCCACTCCCGTGACGTCTTGCTCTTCGGTACTCTCTTCCTTGTCGCCATTTTTATCTCCCGTGCGTGTGTGTGTGTGTGTGTGATGTGATCCCCTAGGGGTGATCACACACATCACACATTTGTGTGATCACATGTGATCGTGTGATTTTTTCACACATTTTCTTCTAACTCATTGATAACCCAGCACATGTTGTTCTCAATCGCAATCACACGCTTCTTTTGCAGCGCATTTCGTGCGTCGCGGCGTTTTCCGCCCGTTTCGTCCGGTGCCTTGGCATTATGGTAGGCGTGCCACACGTCTTTGTGGACGCTTTTGGCGCTCTTATCTATCAGCGCCGAGCGCAGTGCCTCCAGTGCGATCTGCTGCTCAAAATTTAGTGCCGCCCTATTCCTCTGCGTCGCCTCGTCAGTGCGCTCCAGCACGACGGACGTCTCGGAGATCGACGCAGGCACGGTGAGCATATTGAACGTCAGCCCGTCCTCAATCGGCTCCGCGTCCTTCTGCTTCTCAACCTTCAGGACGACCTGCGTGTCCACCTTGCCGACGGCCAGCGACGTGGACACAGCGCCGAGCAGCGAGTTCGAGCCGCGTGCGCCCTGCGTTGTCGACTTACCCGCGTGATGCACCGCCAGCATCGTCCCGCCGGTGTGGCGTTGGATTGCGTCGCACGCATCGATGAACTTCGCCATCTCCGCCGCGCTGTTCTCCTCAGCGCCGTGCATTGATCGGTGGACCGTGTCGACCACCACCATCGCAAACCTCTGGTCCAGCCGGTCAATCGTCAGCATGAGCCGCGTCATCTCGTCCTCGTCCATAAAGTTCACCGCGAGCGGCAGCACGAACAGCGGAGCCTTTTTGGTGACGCCCTTGTGCTTAGACCACGCCTTCCAGCGCTTACCGAAGCCGCCCACGCCCTCGCCCGCTATGTACAGCACTGAACCCTGCTTAACCTCAAAGCCCTGCCACTCGGTGCCGTGCGCGACGCTGAGAGCCATATCAATGGCGAGGAAGGACTTACCCGTGCCGGGCGCGCCGTACATCATACAGAACGCGCTCTCTGGCAGCAGCTGATCGACGAGAAACTCAACCGGAGGCATCGACCAGACCGCGTCCTGATCAAGCGTCTCGAACGGGACAATCTCGTTGCCGTCCGCATCCTCCACCGCTGGCACCTCATCGCCCGGCTCTGGCTGCGCCGTCACCACTGGCGCTTGGCGCACTATGTCCATCAGTTCATCCAGAGTGCGCTCGCTCAGAAAGTCCGCCACGTCGCCCTTCTCTTGCAGCCCCGGCAGGTCGATGCGCTTGATGCGCTCCGCGACACCCCACAGGCTTGCGATCACCTTGTCGGCGTGGGTTCGACCCGCCTGATCATTGTCGGGAAGCACGATCACGCTGCGTCCCGCCAAGTGCGTCGAGTGCGTGTCCAGCCACTTGCCGGACCCACCGTGGTTTGTGGTGGCGACCAGCCCGGCCTCAATCAGTACGTCGGCGCACTTCTCACCCTCGACAATGAAGACGGGTTGATCTGGGTGCTGCATGATCGCTGGCAGGTTGTATGGCAGCGGCTCAATGTCCTTCACGCTGTACAGGTAACCGCCCTTGCCGTCTGGCTGCCGCAGCCTGAAAGACTTCGGGTACAGGCGGCACGCCTGATACGCCTCGGCCCCGTCAGTGTCGAAGTAGCTGTATATGCGCTGTATATATTGCTTGGGTTCGAGCGCCTTCTGCGCCTGCTTCTGTATTCCGAAGTCACGCTCAAGCACGTCAGCGACTGAGCCGGATATGCCCAGCTTGCCGTACTCCCTCACCATTTGAGTGATGCCGCCGCCGCTCCCCCTTTCGAAATCATAAAAAACCGATTTCTGTAGGTCCAGTTCCTTGCTGCCGTTGGTTCCCCAGCGCAGCGTCCTGCCCTTCTGCGATAGCTTCGCGTTCGGCTCACCCCAATAGTGACGGGCAATCCTTTCCGCGTGTGCTGCTAAATTTGTCATGCTGTGTCTCCCAGCCGCCTCCCTTGTTAAACGTCCCGGCGGCAGGGGGAGACTTCCCACCGCCGGGACTACCGCATCAGAACAGATTGCTGCCCGTCGGCTGGGCTGCCGGAGGTTGCGACACCGCCATAGGCGCTGCCTGTGCTGCTGCGGGTTCTTGTGGCGCGGCGTTGCCGTCAAACATCGCCGGGCGATCGATCCACTCGGTGATCGACCACTGCGGCACCTTGAAGCGCAACTCACCCTGCGGCGAGTTGATCTTTATGGTTTCTGCCGCGTGTACCGTGACTACCGGAACCTTGCCCGGATTTGCCGCAGCCTGCGCCTCATACTCGTTGTGAAGAGCATCCATCTGACGCAAAACAGTTTTCGCAGAATGCGAAAATTCGCGAAGGCCAAGGTCATTCGATCCGATGCGGACGCGGAACGCCTGCTTGTGGTCTTCGCTGGGGCGGGCCGGGAGTGGCTCGCCAGCCTTGACCATTTGAAAGTCAGGCGCACCGGCGGCGAATGAGAGCCATCCGATTTCGATGTTTTCCAAGTCCATACCGACTTGTACGGGAAGCCCGATTTCCGCTTCATCTTTTTGCCAAGTCCCATCTCCCGCCTGATAGCGGTCCTGTTTGATGAAGTCGCCCGCCTTTGCGTCCCACTT